TGATAATTTTGACGAGTATATAGTGTGCATACACGATGGTGCTCTACCGCTGAGCTAACTATGCTTTCCCCTTGGTCCCAAGGTAACGATCCACATAGTATAGGATTCGAACCTATGACCACCATCCTGTATACACACTATAATACTTATCAAATAAAACTAACTAAAAATCGTCTTCTTCTTTATTTTCTGCTTTCAGTTCCGCTGTAAATTCATCGAGGTTCGAGGATCCAGAACTTGTTTCTATTATCTCGTTCTTTGGTAGCTTTGGAATTATATCCTTTTCTACCATTGCGTGCAAAAATTCAATTCGATCAGTATCATCCCACATAAGCTGACCCTTGATTGTGATCTGTTTTAGATCTGGCATTCCATTTGGTTTCTCTCTAGTAAATGCGTGTTTTATCGCACTGCCATCTTGGTTAACAAATAATGATGACTTGTTTTTTCCATCAACTTTTTTAACACTTGGAGACAACTTCATCTCTTTCGTTAAATCAATATTTGGTAACATTTTCAAAAATGCTGTCGCAAAACTATTACTATAACTCAATTGTAAATGATACACTTCTTTACTATCCTTGAAATCAAATAACCAATTCTTTCCATAAGATCCATCTTGGGTTCTTATGCCAACTAATTTAGCTGTGAAGCTATCATAAAACTTTTCGTAAACAGTTTTTTTTAACTTATTTACTCTCATAACTGCCCCTGGAATATTTTCTTGAACTCTTTGACAAAATTTGCCATTTAAGATCGTGATGAAGTGCCCATTTTCTTTATTTTCTAGTCCCATATATTTTATTTGATAGACTAACTATCGTGTTTTATTTAATAATCTTCTATTTTTGACCTGTTCACTTCTTGTCGCCCATTTACAATTTTCTCTATAATAATTGTCGTTATTATTTATTCTTTCAATCGTTGTATTAACCTTACCATAAATTTTAAAATGTTTTAAATAACTTTCTTGCATATCATTTTTAAACTCTTTAAATGATATCCACAAACATTTTATTCCACGACCGCCATAATAAACATAACTTTTATTTTTCTTATTATTACATCTTTGCTTTATATCACTAAAAATTCTATATAGACGATCTTTTTTACTTAAAATTAATTTTTTATTTTTTAAGTAATACTCTTTTTTGTATTTTTTTGATTTTTCCGTCTTAAAATATTCAGACATATATTTTTTCTTTTTGTCTAAATCTTTAAACGGCATAATAATGTTAGTGGACTACCACCATTTTTTAATTTGTAAGTCCGATAATTCGGACCAGATTTTGATCTATGACGAGTAGATTAAATCTTCGCTTATTATACACCCGACAGCAATGTCTATGCAACTAGTGTTATTGTGTAAAACATGTGCATAACTTTTTCTATCCAAAAAGTATAACTAGCACAACGATAATTACAATAAATCCTATTATAAAGTCAATCATATTGTTATTCATTTTTTGTTATTGGAGCTATTAAATTTGCGATATCTTCGCTCTTTGCTTCTTCCGCCAAATACACGAGATGTTTTTTAGAAGTATCATCTCTTTTTATAACAGCGATAAGATTTTTATTTTTATAAACACAAAATACTGACTCGAGTTTTGTTTCCATAAAATTATTTGTTTTCTAATTTTGTTAATCTGTCCTCGACATTTTTTAATCGTTCTTCTAAAGTTAGAATTTTTTTTGATTCAAGTTTTTTGCCTGTGTTTATATTAAACAAATAACCTCTGTTAATTTGTTCTTCTTCTGTTAAGATGTCTCCCTTTGGGATGACTGTATCTGCAATCCTAAAAGACAAAGCAAAAACTGATCCACTCACACTAATAGCAACTCCTATTACCAACCCAATTATAAATTTTTTCATATTTTTATCTAGGTATATTTTGACATATACCAGTGTTATTAAATACTTCATCGACCTCGTTGCAAACCTCACAAACTTTGTCGTATTCTTTTTTGACGATCAATTCAGTGTCCTCTCTAATATCTCCGTCAATACGGACGATATAATGGCTATTAAAACTTCCCTCATTCGTGCCCTCTACATTATTGGAACAAAGATATTCCGCCCCGCCATCTGTTTTATGGTAATATAATCTCATTTTATTTATCTTCTTTTAAGCTAATAATTTCTTTCTTGGTAATTTCAATCCCATATTCGTCTTGAAAATTATCAATAAGATACTCGACTGCCTCTTTTTTATTTGGCTCACTAAAAACACACTCCCATCCTACTCTCACAACTGCTCTATATTGCTTTTCTTTTTTTATTTTTTTAGACATATTTTTTAATTATAGTAATAATTTTATCAAACTTCTCAAAATATTCATCTGTTTTTCTCTTTCTTTGAAACTCCTCAGCGTTGTAAACAACTTCTTCTATTATTTTAGAAGCAATTATTTCCCTCTTTTCTTTTTTATTAAGTGTTTTAAATTTTGCCATAAAATTAAGCCACCAAATAAATATGCTCTGCGACCTTTCCATTTATATGAACCTCAAAACAACCTCTCTCCGAACCAAACACAATTCCTTTTCCGATATATCTTTCCGTTAAGTATATATTTTTGTCTTCTTCTCTGCCTGTCAACCTATAGAGCCATTCCCATTTCATTGCTGTTGTGTGTGGATGAAGTTTGGGTAATTCTTTCTCAATACTCTTTGCTATCTTTTGGAGTATTTTAGGGGCTTTTTCATTTCTAACCTCAATATGTTGTGCCATAATCGTTTTTAAGCTATGTTAAATTTCTTAAATGATAGACTACTCATTTAATTTTATAATTTTTGCGTATTCTGTTCTACACTTAGGCGGGATTGATATTTCTAAATCCACCCCGTCCATTGACCCGTCAAACTTATAATCACCAATTTGAACCAACTGGTTTTTCTCATTTCGATCAAATCCTTTCGTGTCGAACCCGTCTGGGCTCAAAACTCTGTATTTGATTGACATATATTTTTATTAATTAATTTCTAAAAGGTTTGCATTGACTACAGAAAACCTTGCTCTCTTTTTCATTTCCCCTTAATTTATACGCCTCTAAAACATTGATATTCTCTTTTGTTTTAGTGTTGTAATATTCTGTGGCGTATGTCTCACTTGGATATATTGGCTTATGGCACTCATCACACTCAAGTTTGAATATTGTCCTGTTTTGGTATGTTGTCATATTTATATTGCTTTTAAATTACCCCTACCAATACGACCATTTATATATCTCCTAAATTCTTCTTTACTTGCAAAGCTACCCTTAAAATCATTGCTATACCATTGACGATATTTATATGTAACTAAATAACCTTTATATGCGTATGTTTTCATAAAATTATTCTTCTTCTTCATTAAGTGATAAAATTGCGTCTTGGACATCTGTGATATTACTATCAAGTGTCTCAATCGGTGCGACAATATACTGAACCTCGCTTTCTTTTAAATCTAGCCCGTCCTCTCCAAACAAATAGTCTTCTATGTTCTCGCTCTCTTTTTTTGTAATCCCGTAAAAGTTTACCTCAGCACTCCCGAAATCTAATACTACTAATGCGTGTGTGTTTTTCATTTTTTTAATTCTCCCTATTCTCTCGCCCCGCTTTGCTTATGAGTAAGCGGGGGAGAAAGTAAGGCATAAGCTAATTAATAATTAAATTATCGCAAGTATTGCTCTACAATATAGAACAAATAAAACTCCTGCGACCATAAGCGATAAAATTGAACCAACTGCGAACCCTCTCTTGTAGTGATACTTTCTAAACTCTGCAAGCTCTCTTTTGAAATCTTCTGATTGAAAACAACTATCAATTTTAATTTTATTTTGCATAATTTTTAATTTAATTAATTTTTAATCACAATGACACCTTTCATTTATATTTCCACCTTTTAATGGTAATTCACAAAATACACACTTTCCTTGCTTTTCCAATAAATCCATTTTTTTATTTTCTAAAATACATTCACTACAAAAAATACTTTCATTTTCTTCTTTTTCCTTTCCACAACTTCTACAACTAAAATATCTTGTCATAATTTTATATTAATTAATTTTATAATTCTTTTAGGTAGCCGACCTTTATATCCCCACCTATGTATAGGTTAGCATAATGTCGCTGTCGCTGTCAATACTCTAAAAATATGTCTAGGTGTGGATAACTTTTTTGTGTGCTTTTTGGTGATTTTTTATAGGGCTATAAGGTATGATGACGGGGGCGGGCTAGTATAAGGCTATATCGGGGCACGGCTCGGGGCACGGCTCAACCATCTGCCCCACTTTTACCAATTTTGTAAAAAATTTCTATAAGGTATGATGAAAAATGAGCAATCACTCAACGAAAAATAAGGCTTAAACGGGGCAGATGTTTCCTGCCCCGAAAAGTCTCTTTTTTGTCAATTTCTAGCCTTATGCCATAAGGCTTAAAATCAATCGGGGCACGAGTTTCCCGCCCCGTTTCCTGCCCCGGCACTTTTACCCTTATTTTATAAGGGTATTTGATACAAACGGGGCACGGCTATTTTTTTTTACCACCTTAATATATACACTTTTTTAAATATATAAATACTTTATCAAAACTCCTGCCCCTGTGCCCCGTTTCCTTTTTGCTCTTTCTACTTCCGTCAGCTCTTTGTTTTGTATGGGTTAAAATTAAAATGGTATTGACGGGGCAAGGGGCAGATAGTGTAATTTTAAAAGTCTCTGCCCCGTTTAAGCCTTATTTTATATAGAGGGCAAATTTGAGGTATATAATATAAGGATATAATAAGATAATTTTTTAATTATTTATTGGAATGAAATTATTTTTGGGGTAGAAATCGGGCACGGGGGTCCACCCCTTCCCGTCACCCCCGGGGGTAAAATTTAAAAAATGATTCCAGTACCCTCTGATTAAAAACACCCACCATTCCATAAAAAAACACCCCCCTATTTAAATTTAAAAAGTGACTCACATTAAAAAAATTTTCTAGTATAAAAAGTGACTCCCATTAAAAAATTTTCTATATACTTTTTTTTAAAATAGGATTACAATTAAAGAAAGAACATTCACTTAAAAACTAAATATCATGACAGTCATTTATCAGAACCAATTGTATGGCCTGGATATGTGTGACTTCTTGTTCCAGAACTTGAAGAAAACCTCTCCAGATGTTGAAGTTGATCTAACTCTATTGAGTGATTCTACTTACACTTATGAAACAAGGGTAAGAATTGGAGACCTTGAAGATTGGTCTATCGTTAGAAACCTTAACGCTTTAAACCAAAATTAGGTATGGGGAAGAACACAGAGCCCTTTGGTAGGTGCCATCATCACATTAAAAATCGTGAAAATGGTGGTAACTCAAAACCAAATAACTTGCTTTTTATTAAGCAAGGTAGAGAAAAACTTATTCATTACATCTTTGGAGATAGGGACTTCTACGATATTATTATTTTTATATTGAGAATTTCCAGGGCCAAGCATTTTGAACAAGTGAACCCTAAAATTGAGAAGTTATATAAACTTCTTGAGGAGTAATAAAAAAGACCCGCGACTAAGTGGGTCTTTCTTATCCAAAACAAATTAATTATAGCACATAATGGTAAAAAAATTTGCATCATACCTTATGGGGTGTTATCATTTAAATATGAAAAGACCTAAGAATGGATCAACACCTCAACAGTACGCTTATGCAACTCGATTGTTAGGAGGACAAGGTACTACAAAAAAAGAAATAGCTCTGCTTGTTGGATATCCTCCATCGATAGCGAATAATGCTTCAAATAAAATTGAGAAGACGGAAGGATTTCAGAATGCAGTTTTAAAACTTGCAACTGAAAGTAATAACATGGTACTTGCTATTATGGCTGAGTATAAGGCCAGGGGTTTTAAAAAGTTTTCGAACAAAGATTTAAATGCTGCTTTGAATGCTACTTCTCAGGCATGGGATAGATTTAACAAACAAAGGGCTCCGGACCAAAATAGGACCCCAGAGGGGAACCCGCTCCGAAAGGTTATAATGCAAAAAATTGAAAATCAAACTATTAATAATATCTCTACTCCAAAAGAAGCTGAGGTTGTTGAACCTGAGATAGAGGAGGAGGAAAGTGAGGAGGAGGATATTGATTTAGATTTTTAATATATGTCAAATTTCCAATATCAAAAAGAGCACAATGATCGGATAGTCAAAGAGCTCACGGAGAATCCGGATCTTATTGATGATAAGTTGTGGAGAATGACTAATTTATATTGGCTCATTACGAAGGATGGAACCAAGGAGGTTTTTAGTATGAACCGGGCGCAGAAGCATTTTTTTGATAATTATTTAAATCCCAATGATCCACTAAAAAAATATCATAGGCATATTATACTTAAGAGTCGTCAGTTGGGATTCACTACTTTTATTGACTTGTATATTCTGGATGAGATTCTTTTTAATACGAACAGAGAGGGTTTGATTGTGGCCCATAAGGTTGAAGATGCGAAAGAGATCTTCGATCGTAAGATTGATTTTGCTATTAGAAATATGGCGAATGAAGTTAAGGGGGCGTTTTTTAAATTACAGAGAAATTCTGCGAAGAAGATTCAGGTTGTTGTTGATTACGGCCCGGAGGCTGGATCTACAAGTTCTATTCAGGTTTCAACATCAGGACGATCTGGAACATTTTTCTATGTGCATATTTCTGAGTTTGCAAAAATGTGTGTGATGTACCCAAAGAATGCAGCGGAAGTTGAGACTGGAACATTTCCAGCTGTTCCTTTTGATGGATTTATTTTTATTGAGAGTACTGCGGAAGGTATGGCCGGGAGATTCTTTGAGATCTTCCAGGATAATTGGCCTGTTAGAGATACGATATCTCCGATGAAGTCGAGAGTTATTTTCTTACCTCATTTTTATAACTGGCAGTATGACGATATGGAAATGAAAAAGATTACGGAGAATATTCCAGTGTCTCAGATGGAGATTGGAGAAATCGATTTTGCTGAGTATCAGAAGGAGCACAATCTTACAGACAAAGAAATTACTTATTATTATATGAAGTATTTACAGTGTGGAGGTAAAGGTGGTACTGACACTGTAAATAAATTACATCAAGAATATCCAACTACACCAGAGGAGGCCTTTCTTTCTACCGGGCAAACTTACTTCCCAACCTCGAAGGTATTTTCAATGATCCAAACTGCAAAGCATGGGACAAGAGGAGAATTGATTACAAATGAAAAGGGAGAAGTTACTTTTCAACCACTATCAACTGGGAGGTTGGAAGTTTTTAATTTACCAGAAATAGGAACTAGGTATATTATTGGAGGAGATACTGCGGAGGGATTAGCTCATGGGGATAAACAGGTCCTATATGTTATCAATCACAAGACTGAGAATTGTGATGCAGTTTATACTTCGAATGTTCCACCTGATGAATTTATTAATGATGCTTATAGTGTGGGAAAATTTTTTAACTGGGGATTACTTGGAATTGAATCGAACAAGGATGGTCTATGGGTAAATGATGGATTGGATAAATTGGGATATTTAAATCTTTATTATCGAAAAATATTTGATGATATTACAAAAAATATTACTAAGTTTTTTGGATGGAAAACCACAAGTGCCACGAGACCATTTTGTCTTGCTGCGCTCAAAGCTGTATTTTTGAGAAAAACTGATGGGTTCCCATTGTCTATGTTGAGTGAGATGGTTACTTTTATTAGGAATACAAAAGGGAGGCCAGAAGCCCTAGCCGGAAAGAATGACGATGTGGTCATGGCGGGAGCTATTGGATATGCTATTTTACAGGAACAAGGGAAGTGGGTCGACACAACCTCGAATGCGGAAGGCTTTTCTATGGGGAAGGCATTATTTGGAGAGGAACAATAATTTTTATATGGCTCGTAGGTACAAGAGTCTTCATTTTAACTTAAGAGAGGGTGATAATGTTGTCTTTCATAGAGAACATCGGAGTAAAGATGGCCGTCATCAAAGAAAAGAGACAAGTTTACCATTTTTAAGATACAAATTTGTAAAAAAATACGGAAAAGATGCAAAATATTTTAAAATTCCGAAATTTTAAACAAAAATACTTGCATTCTTAATTAATAGGTACTACAATTATATTATATGGAAACAACTAAGGACACAAAAGTTTCAAAAACAGTTGATAAGGACAAGGAGACGATTAAATTTATCACTGACAAGAAGCAAAAGATAAAAGAATCACAGTATCGTGTTCGTTTTGATGCCCTCGCAGATGAAATAGACCAAAATATTATAAATACTAGTGTTTCTTATGGAGAGAAGCTCTATGAGAAGTCGGGTTGGGGTTCAATGGTCTTTTACAATAAGATGGCAAATGGCGCTTATGATATTAATGTTTACCCTACTAAAATTACAGATCGAGATAAGAATAAATCCGGAGTTCCTGCATCTCAAGAGCCTATTGCTCTATCAAAAATTTTAATTGCTACCAGTGTTTTAGCTGGAAAATTACCAGATTCTCAAGTTATAGCTGACGACAAAATATATGCTAAGGCTATTTATGAATTATGGAAAAGAAGTTGGTATTTGAAGGGAGCAAATGGAGAGAATACACTCTCTTTGACATACCAGAATTTATTTACATACGGATGGGCCGCTTGGAGAGTTTATCCTAAGCGTGTTTCAGTAAAAAGGAGAGGAGTCGATAAGATTCTTTTTGATGATGTTTATCGAGAACCAATGGATCCGAAAAGAACATGGCTTGGAATTGGTTTTACAAATGGAGACTACTGGTCTCAATTTGAAGTTTATTACGAGAAGGATATGTTGAAGGAAGAATTTTTTGAAAAATATCCAGAAGCTAAAAATAATAAAAGAAAATTAGATTACTTATCTACGACAACTGAAGCTAAAGACGAAGATCAGGGTAAGGCACAACAAAGTGTTACTCTTGGATATTATGAAAATGTATTATTGAATAGATATATTGTTGTTTGTGGAAAAATGGTTATTTATGATGGAGAGATGCCTAACGATGAAAGTTTTGGTTCTGTTGTTGTTGCAAGATGTTTTGCTAAAAATTTAAATGATCCTTATGGAGTTGGTTTGTATGAAATGATGAGAGGAAATACTGCATTGTTTACATATATTAATTCTTTGAATGCTCAACAAGTGGAAGCAGAAATCTTTCCACTTCTTTTTGGGCCACAGGTTCAAAATGGAACTGCTACATATAAGAGATCTCCAAATGTTATAAATCCAAAAAGTCCTGGGTCTACTATTGATGTTGTAAAAACAAACGGAAATGTTCAACAGGGAATTCAATTTGCTGATAAACAAAAAGTGGCAATTGAAGAAAATACTGGAGTTAACAATATTGTAGCCGGACAAAATGCTGAGAGTACTCTTGGTTCTACCGTCATTTTGAAAGAAGCTGCATATAATAGATTGACTCCTCCAAAAAATTCGATGATGAATGGACTTCAAACAGATGCGCATATTGCGTGTAGTTGGATGAGGCAAACATATCCAGTTGATAAAGTATTTATGATTGATTCAGATGAGGCCTTAGCTGAATTTACAAAACAAAATCCAGACTACTTTATTGAATCACAAGAAATCATTGGAGACGATGGTGTTCCCAAAGGACATGCTGTTGTTGCTTCAAGAAACCTTAGATTAAATTTTGATTTTACTGCTGAAGGTGAAATGATGGAAGATGTCCCAACTAGAACTGTTTCTGCTAAAAAATTATTTGATGAGCTGGAAACCCATGGACATATTTCTGATTATTATGAATTTATAATTGATCCAGATTCAATGTTATTGCCATCTCTTGAGATTCAAAAACAAACATTCATGGCAATGTTTCCTACAATTACCAATCAAATTAATTTAATATTCCAATTAAGGAGATCTGATCCAGAGGCCGCAGCGGCTCAATTAAAATCATTTGAACAATTCTTAACGATTCAAAAACAAAATATTTTTGATTACATTCCTAAGAAGCAATATGATCAAATTATGGCAATGAAACCATCTGAAATTGTAATTCCACAAGGACCAGAAAAAACTCCAGAAGAAACATTAAACTATAAAGATGCTCCAGCTGATGTTCAAAGACAAATCGAAGAAAGAGCTGGATTAACTCCTTCCGGTGGAAATAATATTTCACCTCAAATTCCAGGAACTGTTCCAGCACCAAAAAATACTCCAGGAGTTTCAAGTGATAATACTGGAGCTGCGAAAGGAGCTAATCAAGTCCCAAGGCCTCAGTCACCTATGGGATCAGCCGTTGATGCAAGTGTTGGGAGAGCGGCTAATTTACCATTTTTCCCAGGAGCATAATTTATGGACGAAAACGAACAAAGTACAAAACAAAAAAAGATAGCATTAGCCCAAAGTGAACATGCTCCAACAATAATTTTATTGCTTAAAGATATTATGGATCAATCTCCATTGATTGCTGATACTGAATTTAAGACGATAGTTAACGCAATAACCCTCGATGTCCAAAGTACGATTTTAAGAAAGATGGTCGATTATTTGGAAGAAATAAGACAAGGGTCGTTGCACGAACCTAAGTAACAATGAAAAATCCAGTACAATTAAAGAAGGAAGATTATACAATTCAAGTTAATTATTCACCAGAAGCAATAGAAAAAAAATTAATGAAATTTATTTCTAAGTCTGGTGATGAGTTTGTAATTAGTGCGGACGAGATGTCTAGCGTATTAATTGGCCAAGTAAATTCTGAATTGCTTTCAGCAACATTTGTTGAATCTGATAGAGTAAATGTTGTTGAAGTTTTAAGGCAATTTAAATTTAAGGCGAATAGAGATATTAAGAAAGGTGAGGAAATTAGATTGGACTATAAACATCCTTATCCTATTGAATTTGCTTTGATAGAGGAGGCAATGAAGATAGCGAAAATTAATATGGATGTTCCAGTATTTACTTTAACAAAAGAATACTTGGATAAAGTTCGAAAAAAAATAACACCTGAGCAAGAAAAATTTATTAACCGATTTTATAAATTTTTTAAGAATTTATTTAAATCAAAAAAGTAAGAACCCTGTGGTGGCAGGATAGTCACTAAAAATATATGGCAGAGACCAAGTTTGATAAATTAAAAGCAGAAGCAACGAAGTTGGGTATTCCTTTCAAGGAAGATGTTTTGGAAGATGATTTAATTAAAACTATTAAAGATAAAAAAGATGCGATCGCTGAGGAGAATCGTATAAAAAAAGAAGAAGAAAAAAAGGCTGAAGATGAAAAAAAGAAAAATAAAATTATCCTCAAAGATGTCTTTGGTGAAGATGTTAGTGAAGACAATTATTTTTACAAAAAGACAGACACGAATGGAAAAATAATTGGAGGAGCACCTTCATATTTTAATAAAGTATGTGGATTACCTGTAGATCGTGAAGAATTGATTACTGTTTTTAATAGAATATTTGATCCTAAGCATGGATTTTTATTTTACAAAACAAGAGACACAGAAATTTATATTATTATTGTTCCGTTGAAACATTCTGACTCTGTTGGAACATCAAATGATTCACAGCCAGGTGATTTTCAGAAACATGCAATTTCGTTTATTAATGAAGGATCTGTAAATTTGGATTCTTTGAAATTAAAATTAACAAAAGTTGCCAGCACGATAAAAATAAAAGATTAATACTTGCGTTATGAAAAGTATAGTATTATAATTAATAGTAATAGCCATCGTCCCTTACGAACGATATCGTACGGATAACTATATGGACCAAGATAAAAAAGTAGTAGTGCCCGCAGTTGATGATGAATCAGCTCTCGATGCAGAGCTTGAAGCATCCATCAATGAAGTTAAAGCTGGAAAAGAGTTACCACCTGTGGTAACCAACCCTGAAAAAAAAGAAGATGGACCAACCGGACAATCCGGAGACTCAGATTCTAAAAAAAAGGTGGAGGATCCCAGCAAGCCTCCAGTTGCTGAAAAGAAGGAAGAAGATTACGAATTTCGTATACCAAACAAAGGTAAATTTGAATCTGACGAATCTTATGAGCTAAGAATTAGTTTATTAGATTTAGTTAAGAGACGAAAAGCGGCAACTACTCCAGAAGCGAAAGCAGCGTTATCGGAAGAAATTTCAAAGGCTAAAGGTCAACTTAAGAATTTGAATGGATCCGATAAAATTAATAACCTTAATTCTGTAGTAGAAAAGAAGGTTGATGAAGATCCAGCTTTAAAAGCGGACCGAGATCGATTAAAAGAACTTGGAGGCGCAACTAAGGAGGATATTCAGGAGGTAATCCGTCAAGAGCGATTGGTTCAAGAAACAAAAAGTACCTTAGAAAGTTTTGTGGCAAGGCATCCTGAATTAAAGGATGAAGATGTGCGAGAAGTTTTCTTTGATTTCGTAGATTCAAATTATAATTGGACTGGGAAATCTGGAAAAGAACTCATGACAGTCCTCGAGCTCGCTCGAGAGAATATGTTCAAGCCATCCGAAACAATTCAAGAGAGAGTACTTAAAGGAGCCAATGTTCAGGAAAAAATCAATGCTGTTCAGTTCCCTGGTGGAACTGGAGCAAAAACGGATTTTTCTCCAGAAATGCGTAAGTCAATTGATGAACTTAAAGCAACTGGAATGTCTGAGGAAAAGGCAATAGAGCTATTATCTGATTAACTTTATTTCTCCTATAATTTAATAATTTTATGAGTTTTATACAAGCGGTAATAAAAAATGCCACTCGTTCACTCAAAGAAGTACCAAAAGCAGACTCCGTTGTTATGACAAAGGGGTATGTTTTGGCATGGGCTTCAGGCCTAGCCATACTTGCAACTTCAAGTACAGCTGTAGCTGATGTTATTGGTGTCTGTAATGAAAGCATTACAGCAGCACAAGCATTAACTACAGTTCCTGTAATTGATGTTTTTGAGAATGATGTGTGGATTGCGGATTCGACAAACAATTCGAATGCTGCTCATAACGGGCAGAAAATGGTTCTAGGAGCTAATGGTGGAATCGTAAACAATACAGGAAGTACTAGTGCAACTGGTATCG